CACAGAGTCGTGATTAAAGTTTGTTTATGATGTGTGAGCCATGCACACGAACTTGAATATGGCCGTTGTAATAATCTGTTGATTCTAATACTTTTCTTGTGAACTGTTCTCTTGCTTCAATGTAACTACATTCAGACTTGCTTTTGCAATAGTAAAGTATTTCTCTGGTAAAGTTTTCGGTGCCTAATTTGATTACATCTGCGGTTAATTCTGGGCTTGACCCGTAGTACTCTCTCCAATCGCTATCGATCTTTGATCGTATCTTCTTCCGCTTCTTTGTGCCGTTCTTTTGTTTGACTATTTTGTATGTTGTCTTACTAAATTTTGCGAGTTTTTTGCCTATGTACTTGCGTCCAGATAGATTATTTGTGATTAGATAAACAAAACCTACACATTCTTCGGGCAGTGTCTCAATTGGGGTATCTTGATAAAGCCATGTCATGTGCGTTTGATGGGGTTGTCTGTTGTGTTATAGTTATCTCTTATGTTGCCTTACAGTGATTTTTAGTTGGTTAACCAACCGATTGCGTACTCTTGATCAACCAAATTACAATTACATTTTTGTTCGCATTCTACCCATGCAGATTGAGGTGAATCAAACGTTCTAAATAGTTTATCCCAAATTGGGTCATTTAACACTTCATCCAGTGGTCTTGTTTTTAAACTCAATGCATTTCTATGAACTTGATGAAAACTATCTTTAAAAAATATAGTTTTGCGATCAGTGTTCATGCTAGTGTATGGATAGCTGACCCAACTACAAGGGTGTAAAATTCCATCTGCACTAACATACAATCCACGGTTTCCAATTTCACACATTGGTGTGATAAAATTATTGTGTTTTTGTTTGATTTCAAAATACTTGTTTTTATTATGTTCAAGATAATTTTGATTTGGAACTACTCTATTGCTTAGTTGTCGAAAGTATCTTTCGTAACGATGTGTTTTGCTAACGAACTCAATGCGTGGTTCTAGTTCGTCATTTGTTCCACCGTATGCTGATCCGTACTTGCTGCCAAATTTAGTACTGTATGTTAACTGCAATCCATCGCATCCTATACTACGAGCTTGCTGTTCAATACGATCAACATGATCTTGATTGAATTGAAACAAAATCACAGCCCAGTATACAAATGCTAAACTGTGTTGACACATGATATTCATGCCAGACATGATGCTGTCCCAATCACTTCCCACACGGTACAGATTATTGGTTTGATCGTCATATCCGTCTACACTAAAATTTATAGTGTCATACTCGTTGCTGATTTTAGCAAATTCTTTCCACCAATCTTGTTTTCTATAGCTACCATTGGTAATAGTATACACATGAATTTTATCATTGTGTGTTTTGATATAGTCAACAATTTCAAGATACTCACTGGCATAGATAGGATCACCTATGTCTCCGCACATGGTAATGCGTTGAACAGTATTTTTCAATAGATCAGGACTTAGCAAATTTTTAAAAAAATTTAAATCTAACTCTTTGTTAAGCCACGGAACTGGGTCAGTGTCGTTTCTTGGACACCGAGGACATTTTAAGGTGCATTTTCCGCTGACTTCAAAATGCCAATGATACAGTTGCCAAGGATACTTCATGGTGAAATCTCAACCACCTTGATAGAAGAATCAAACAACACATTTATAATTCTAGTTACTGCGTGGTCAACTGATAGATGACGATTGGTGTATACATCATTGTATCTTTCTTGATTGTAACGATATCTGTTGTTGTTAAAATTTGTTTTGGTAAGTCCAAGTCTAACTTCTAGGTATTGAAGATCTGGATAATCAAGTTTTAGCATGGATCCAAAGTCTGACAATGCCTGTTTACTCAAACTGTATGCTAAATTGTTAGGATAGTATCTGTTGACGTTGGTGCTGGTAATATTAACAATTTTGCAATTAGGATTAGCTGACAGAACTTTTTTACTTAAAATCATCGGAGACAATACATTTGTGGTCATTATGTCAACCACATGCTGGGTAGTATGATTAACAAAATCAATTTTACCACCCACGTCTGTGGCAGCACAGTTGATTAAAATGTCACATGTTTCTGGTGTGTAATTAGACACCGCTGAAATATCTGCTAGATCTACATGCTGTCTTGTTAGCGCCACAACATGGTAATTTTTTAGTCTTAACGCTAACTCTTGGCCAACACCACTAGCAGTGCCTGTAATCAATATCTTCACGCTATTTCTATGTCCGTGTTGTAGCTAGTAAAGCCATTCTCTTTGATGACCTTGAGAATGTTCTCCACCCTACTGGTAAGTTCATCTCTGTGACTGACCAACCAGATTGATTTGTGTCGTTCGCGACTCATCTTCTTCAGCAAGCCTAATGCATTCTCTACACCTTGTGTGTCTAGGCCGTTGTCAATCATCTCGTCAATGAACAACAAGTTGATTGGCGAATATAAACTTTCCCAGACGTCACGGAATGCCCATGACATTGATAAAATTAGTCGATTGCGTTCGCCACGACTCAAGTTATCAAAGTCCAGTTCACGACCCAGTTCTTCAATACTCACTGTCAAGTCATTCATGAATTTGACAGTGTGTGGCAATCCAATCCTATCCAAGTAGTGTGTGAGACGTTGATTTAAATAGCTCAAATTTTGTTCAATAATCTTCTTGCGCACAAACGAGTCTTTTGAGGTCAGCAGTTTGAGCAAGAAGTCCTGATGATCTTGCACTCTAGTAAGTTCGTTCAAATGATCATAACTTACTATCTGCAATGCCTGTTGTTGCATTTCAGTAATTTGTTCTGTATATGGATCAGTCTCTAGTGCTTTACCATTGATCTGTGTTAGCATTGTGTTCATGCGACTGCGATGATCAATTGCTTGTGTTTCAGTATCATAATGCGTAACAGGCTGTGCGCCAACTTCTACAGATGTGTGTTCTGCCAACTGTTCAGCATAAGGATCTGTTTCTGCATGTTTGGCATCAATCTTGTGCTGAATGTTTTCCAACTCGCCAGAATGTCGGATAGCTTCTGCTTCTGTTCGATAATGTGTTGTGGGTTTATTACCTAGCTTGCCTAATGCTTTTAATGCATCTGTATTTTCTATCCACTGAGTATTGATAGACAATGCTTGCAGCGCCGCTTCTTGCAAGGCTTTTTCTTTTGTTGCCAATACTGTTTCATGATTGGTATCATGGAAGTCTTGCCCGCAAGCATAGCACTTGTGATTTTTTAATTCTTCAATTTCGGCCTTAAGTTTGTCGATGACCTTTTGTTCTTTGGCCTCGTCTGCCACACATCGAGCAATGTATTTTTCAAGATCCACAATGTCTTTGGCTTTTTGAATGTAAGCAGCCAAATCTGTGTGTGCTTGAAGTTCTGCCAAGATGTTGATATGACTGAGTTTGTTGTAGGTTGATTCTAGCTCACTAATATCTTTGTCTTGCTTTTGTTTCCAAGCAGTTTGCCGACTAACAAGAGCAGTATATGCATCTTGTCGTTGTTTTCTTGCGGACCACACAGCTAGATCTTTGTGAGCCAACAGTTCTACTTCGATATCAATCTTTGCCAGATCGTCGTACTGCCCAACTAGATAAGCCAAGTCACTATCGTACTTTTTTTGCCAAAGCACTTGTCTACGCTTTAGACTTTCAATCTGTTCTTCAATGCGCTTGTTGGCTTCTTGCACAGCACGAATTCTGAACTCTTCAGACTGGATGGCATCTTTGGTCTGACGGTTGAGTTCTTTGATGCGGTCAGCACGTTCACTCAACAAAGTAATTCCCAACAACTGCTCAATAATAGTGCGTTGGTCATTGGCTTTTAAACTTAGGAACGGTTCGGTGTAGGTGTTCAAGGCCAGCACATGTTTGAACATGTCATGACTCATGCCAATAATACGCTCTATGGCGTCTTGTGTTTCTCTTGAATCCCCTTGTGCTTCATCTTCTGCGGCCTTGTGTTCGTTGTCGACATAGAACTTGAGCACGTTGGGTTTGCGCCCACGTTCAATCTTGTAGTCTGTGCCGTTGATGTGAAAGTCCAGGCTAACCAACATGTGTTTGGCATTGGTCTTGTTTACTAGGTTGTCTTTGCGGATGTTTGACAATGCTTGTCCGTACAATGCATAACTTAGTGCATTAATGATTGTGGTTTTACCTGTGCCGTTGCGTGATCCGTCTCCACCTAGGTCTAAGTTTTCACCTAACACTAGTGTAAGGTCCGTGCGGTCAAAGTCAATAGCTTGTGTGGCTGCGCCCACACTCATAAAGTTTCGAACAGTAAGATTTTTAATTTGTATCATGTGCTAGTATTGTATTGGCTATGGCAATGTGTCCATCTTCTAATAGATGGCTAGTCAGACCAACTGGGTATTCTTTGTGCAATTTTGTTATCCACCAAGAATCCCAACCTATGTAAGTGCTAATATCTATTTGTTTTAACAACGTTTGTATTTCTAAATGTTCGTTATATAGGGTTTCGTCATCCATGTGATCAAAACACAGTAATGATTGTACACTAGAATTAAACAAATGCCAATCGGTACTCCATCGAGTAACATGATTATGATTTGCATTTAGCATAACATATGGCTTGTTGATGCTGTCTAAATATCGTTGTAACAACACAATATTTTGAAGCCAAAGTTTAAAATTATAAAGCTCGTTGTTCCAAAATACATAATGCAATTTTCCGTATTCTTTGAATTCAGGGCATTGACCATACAATGAATGTTTTAGTTGCAAGTTAAAATTTACATCATGATTGTTGTCAAATCTGTAGCGAGTAAATCTAGATGTGTAAGTCCAAGCAATGTAAAACCGATCAAACTCGTTAGCATGTTTGACAGTTCTATACATGATGCGATCGTTAGAACCGCCACTGACAGCATCGTTCACAAAATCACAATTTAACTTTTTAGAAATTAACGCAGGCCATGCTTGATTGCGATCCGTTAAATCGTCTCCATAAGTGTGACTGCATCCAGTAAAATATAATTTCATAAGTTTTGGTAAATCTTCAACAGTAGTCGATTGTCGTAGAATTCTGACTCAATGTTTGTGAGTTGGTCTGTGACAATTTGATCTACTGATTCAAACTTGATTTCGCCTGGCGCCATGTCTGTATCTACATCCGAGTTCTTGTTTGGTATCAAACTCATTTCACGCAAGTCGTAGTCTCGGATGAATGTTTCTTTGATGAAGTTGGCTTCTTCGTATGAAATCTCAATGTCTAGTCCAACACGCACATGCATCTTGGGCTTAAGAAGAGATCCAGCGTTATCAATAAGGTTGGCGAGCCCGTAAACCCTATAGGTCGGTTGAGCAGGCCAAGCATGAAACGCAGGCGTTCCTCCCCACTCCAGTACAGTGAGTCCTCGTTCGTCGTCACCAGCATCTGCATAATTGTGAGGGAACGCATTACCGATGTAGGTAATATTTTTTTTAGTCTGTCGCTTG